ATTTTCTTGGGTGGAGGGTAACACCACTCCAGTTCAATTGACGTTCCGACCCTGGTCGGAATATTTCAACAATCCCATGATCAAGTCAAAGATCTCGAACTTCGCGAGGTTGCGATGTAAGTTGAAATTGAAATTTGTTGTCAATGCATCACCATTTTATTTTGGTGCTCTGCGTGTGTGCTATTTACCAATTCGTAACGATCTCCTGAACGCTTATGAATCTAGTGGTGCACAGATGAAACTTTCACAGTTACCGGGGGATTTTATCTACCCAGCTGATATGTCGTCTTTTGAAATGGAGCTCCCCTTCCTATGGCCACGCTCGTGGCTTGAGGTTGGGTCGCTAACTGAGTTTGAGTCAATGGGTACGATTACCTATGTGCTCTACTCCCTTTTGCGTAGTGCCAATGGTTCTACTTCCACGAATGTTAACATAACATGTTATGCGTGGGCAGAAGATGTTGAACTCGCTGGCTTGACCAGTGGACTCGCGCTTCAGTCAGATGAGTATGAAAAGACAGGTCCTATCTCAGGACCTGCTTCTGCTGTGGCAGCCGTTGCTGGTAAACTTTCTGGTGCTCCCGTGATTGGCACTCTAGCGAGAGCCACAGAAATGGGAGCCGGAGCAGTGGCCAACATTGCGTCGCTCTTTGGTTTTTCCAATCCACCAGTGATTTCTGATGTACCTGCTTATCAAAACAAATCTTTCCATGCCTTTTCGAATGTTGAGACTAGCATGCCGATAGATAAATTGAGTGTAGATCCAAAGAATGAGGTGACAATTGACCGTGGAGTTGTCGGGGCTTGCCCTGACGATGAATTGATAATCACCAATTTTGCTGGTAAGGAGTCCTTCCTCTTTGGGACTCTGTGGACAGATGCCTACAGTCCTGGTACACAACTCATGCGACTCCCTGTGCACCCCCGCAATGAATCTTTTATTGCCGGTGTTTCCCAGAATTTTCTCAATAGTACGCCTGTTGGACATATTTCATATATGTTTCGGCAGTGGCGTGGTTCCTTGATTTACAAATTGAAGTTTGTTAAGTCGAGGTATCACACGGGTAGGGTCCAGATCTCTTGGGATCCCCAAACTGTACCTGGTACTAATTCTGAAACCACTACCATGACGCGTATTGTGGATCTTCAAGTTGAGACAGAGGTTGAATTCTCAGTGCCGTTTAAAGCCAATGACCCATGGCTTAGTACAGGGAATAGTGGGAACAATTGGACCAATGCTCCAGCAGGTACCATTACCTTTGACAAAACGCGCCACAATGGTGTGATTAAGGTTACGGTTCTAAATGAGCTCACAGGCCCTGCTGCTTCTCAGGAAATTGACATTTTGTTATTTGTCAGAGCTGGCCCAGATATTCAATTTGCGATTCCAGATGAGTTGCCATTGTTTGCTGGATTAGCGGTCCAGGCAGATGTGTCAGATGTCGCAGATGATGATGCAGGCAATGATATACCAG